GACATTTGTCATGGCACAACTGTTGTTCAGGAAAACGACCCAAGACTTTAGAGATTGCTTTGGACTCAAACACGAAATACTTTCCGCAATTTACAATGATAAAAGCACTTTCTCTAGCGAAAATGGACTCGTTCAAATTCTGGAAGAAGCAGAGGTTAACGCTTTAGGAGAATTAATTCGCGACGGTACAGTTGCAATATCATTTGGTCCTGGGATTTACTCTCGCATGTTTCCTCATTTACGTGATGATTCAGACTATCGATCTGCATTAATTGACTGTGTGGCTCATGGGTGGAAAAAGTCAAGAGACGCGAGGGACATTAGAGAATGGCAGCGATCTGCAGCTATTATGTGCGCAGAGAGATATATGTATAAGGTACGGCAGGCGTACAAGAGGGTCGTTGAAAATCTCGACTTGTCGTATACTTGGCACTGTTTGACTGAGGGGCCAGCTGAGGATGTTTTCATTCTACCCGCAATGTATGAGTCTGTGCGACATGAGACACCTTCAGAGGCTCATGGAATGCAATGTGGTGGCGTGATAGGTGGTAATGTTTCTCTTCTTTTACCACGTGACGAGCAGTATGCTACGTTGTTCCGTGTTTGGTTGATGTCACTAGCGAAGATGCGTCTCGATGACCTACGAGAACCGCATTGGAATAGTGTACGAGTTCAGCTGCTCCGTGACTACCGCATCTTGTATTTTGGAGATTTATTGCCTGATGATGGAGATATTACGTATTTAGTTAATAAGCTTGATTATCATACAATTTGGTTTCCTGAGGGTGAGTTTGAGACGATGCTTCAAGCGATGCTAAGAGATTCGTTTCCCGCTGGGTGTCATGCGCACCTGAATATCCCAATTCCTCACTATTTTGTATTTGATACGGAGGATGATTTACGTCTTAGATGCTGGAAAGGTGTGAGGGATACCTGGATAAAGTTGCGGTTGGGATATGAAGATGGGGGGGTTAACGACTCTCGTATGAGTGAGGCTCTGATCGTAAATCGTGAATTACCTGCGGAGTTAAGTGAGTCATTATTCTGTTGTTGTTTGGCTAGAGGAGTGTCGCGAGAACAAGTCCGTACATTAAAGGAAGTGAAGAATGTCGCCCAGGCACAAATTCGACATGTTGTGTCAGGACAAGGCGTGTGGTGGCGGAGCGTCGAGCGGAATCGTCAATTGGCTTGTTCGATTCATCCTGGTAAAATTGTATTGGTGGTTGATTACGAGGAAGGTCCGATTAGGGTTGCGATACGTGTTCGGTTACTGAATGTTCATTACGCGAGAGAACTTGGGATGAAAGCGAATGATGTAATTGTAAGGATTCCCACCTCTGACCGTGCTAGATGGGTCCAGACGAGGGAATATGAACGATCTCTACGGTTCTATGAGTTTCGGCCCGGCGCTGTTGAGACAGAGTTTCATCACCTGTTCGCTTTTTTCTTTTATTGGGGGTGCGGAAAGGTTGAGAAACGTCAACATTTATATCAGACGCGTGAGGTGCGACGCGGGCATTTATATAGCCAGTCTCGTTTCTTACGTAAAATTTCCGAGGAAGGACGAAAGATCAAAATTCAGGGTAAGTATTATCCTACTCCCACCCGAGCGGTGCAACATGAAAGTTGTAATGCTGTTGATGCTGTTTTATACTCTAAGGAATTCACGCGTGAGTTAGTTGCTGCAGGCCGCGCTAAAGAGGCTGGAGCTCTCGGTGTAGTGTACACTTGTTTGCAAACCATTGGAGCAGACCTGGATCCTCCAGTTGGATGGTTAAGAGATGTAAGACTTGATGTGCCTGTGAGTGGGTTGTGTCACTTGGTTTTACGAATCCTTACTTCTTTTTTTGAACATCGTGGGGGGCCTCCAGATTTATTGTGCAGCGTTATGGTGGTTTTAATTTCAATATTTTTGCATTATCTCAGATTGAGGCAAGCAGTTCGGGAGTACCGATATGATGAGTTAACGATTATTTGGTATGGAGAGACTGGTGCTGATTTACAGCGAATTTTAAGATCGTCAGGGTTAACAAGATTTGTCGCTGTTCTTGGTGATCCAGCTACTCCGGAGTATCTGGCTCAAGCGAAATTGTGGGCGAATAAGAAAAGCAACATTGTGATTTTTAATTATGCTAGGCCATACGAGCGGGGGGCGCAATTTCTTAATTTGCTGAATGAAACGATGGCGTTGCGACAAGCTGCTGAGGTGTTTTTGCTCAGAACGGATGACTCGTTAGTGCAAGCGGGTGACGCTCTGTTAATGTCGGTCGACGAGGGCGAGTTTTGCGACCTCGTGCATTTTGGTGCGTCGTGCGATCCTATGGAGCATTATTTGGTTGTCGTTACTCGGCCCCCTGGTGACGATCCTGAATATGAACCTCTTGAAGATCGAGATCCATTTGAGGAATGGTTATATGAGACTCAAGGCATGGAGAGAGTAATACCTAGTACGTGGGAGTCTGAGGTGGTTGATGCACGAGGAATGTTAATGTCGATACTTACTTATCATTTTCGTTTGGCTGGGTGGTTTGAACTTGATGTTCCGGGAGATGATGTTGGTAGAGGGCTCCAATTAATGGGTAGCATTAATAAGGTAGTGCATGTGAGTTGTTTCTTACAGAATGGTAGACGATATTTTCGTTTGTCGGCTGACTTAGATGTAGATAGAGTTTTACGTAATATGCGACATGACGGTGAGGTTTTAATGGCTGCTGAGTTGTTTGTTGCTGACGCGGTTTTGATTTGTGAGGGGTTAGTAGTTGGTGAGATGTACCGACTTCAGCGGTCATACAGGTCTGTTAATGCGATGATTTATCATCAGGGTATGACGAATTTCATTATTTTTGAGTGGATGCGGCGAGTGCTGTTAACTAACCGACATGATGAAGTGCTGGTGTCTGATATTGGTGGACGTAATGGCGAGCTTTCGGGGTGGGTCGTACAAGATGCGGCAGTTCGTTATTTTTGCGTTGATCCGGCGGGTGATGAGTCAATACCTAAAGGAGAGAGGGTGTCGATTGGAAACGGTCGTGCGGTTTGGGATGTTACGCAAACAGTAGAGCGGAACGTTGCTAGCTATTTACAACGCATTGGACGGCAGAACGCTCCTGATGATTCAATTGTACTGATTTTATCTAACAGTATTGTGGCGGCTTACGAACGTCTTGGGCGTGATAATAATGCTCATGTAACTGCAGTTTATGCAGAGTTTCAAGCATGGGCTGGGAAAGTGTTTATTCGGGATCGGCTTCTGCCAATCAGGCAGAATCCCGGTGAGTCATGGATGCGTTTACAGTTCCCTAACAACGTGTATCCTTCTGTCCTATGTGAAGATTTTAATGTTGACCCACGTGCTGGTATACTGTCTATGCGATATCCTGACACAGGTCGTGGCGCAACGGACGTGGTGCTGGCAAACGGAAGATTGGGCCATTTGCTCCCGTCTTGGTTTCAAGCATTATATTGTGGGGCGGCTAGAGGTTTCATTTTAAACGGATTTGGCAGATTAATCTGGCCTATCTATTGTCGACACGTCGTAGTTCTTGCAACAGCGCCGTGATCGCGTAGCCTCCGCGAATTGCAGTC